AACATTATAGGATTTGATCAATTTATCTCAGAATCATTTGGAGCAATCACAATGGTTAGAAAACCAGTGGATCAATTAAATCAACCTGATATTGCAAATCCTGTTCCTAGTTTAATTAATACTGGAAGAGCCTCATCAGTCCCTAAGCATTGGAACAATTCTCCTTTTATGTCGGGCGGATATTATGGAGCAAACCCAGAAGATAAAACTAAAAAAAAGAAAAAGAAAAAAGAAGTTTTAAACTATAAAGAGTTTAATAAAAAGAAAAAAATTAAAAGGAATGCCATACGTTAAATCATTTAAAAGTTTTAATACAGCTAATAGCAAAGAAACTAAAAAAATAGAAGAACAGGATACTGGTTTATCCTTAGGAGGAACAGATCCTGCTTTTAAATCTCAGCAGGATGAAATTAAAAATCTAAGAACTACAATTAATAAATTGGAGAATGATATTCTTCAGAAGAAGAATGAACTTAATAACAAGGTTATAGCTCTTGAAAATGCGGTTAAAATTAAAGCAGATCAAGAATTGGCTCTTAGAAATCAAAATAGTAACCAAGAAGAAGAGGAGGAACCAGCTACACCAGAGGGAACCGTTAATGTAGGTCAATAATATATGAAATATCTAATTCCATATAATCAATTTTCTCTTAATGAGACCGAACAGAAAGTGGTATATCCTACCAATTTTGCTGGGATGGTGAGAGGTGCAATTGCCAACATTCATAGCCAAATACTAGCAATCGCTCAAGAGCTTGCAAACGAAAAGATTGCTAGAAACCCTTATCGATACTCAAATGCAGAGGTTAAAATAGGAAATATCCAAGAAGTCGATATTGCTAGAGCTATAAATTTAATATTTCATAGCGATTGGAAGAAGAAGATGAAGGATCAAGACATAAGAGGATGGGCTAGAGAAAGCATAGAAAGAGCAACTAAACATGATGATCGAGCTAATAAAAAGAATCAAAGAGCATTAAGATCTATAAATAAGAAGAAAGATGAGTATTCAATGGACCTAGGAAAATTAGGATTCAGCAGGGAACCCAAAGAAAAAATGTAATTTTATGAGTGAATTAGAACTAATACAGGACATCAATGATGAAGTTACCTTTTCTGGGGCTCTTCCTTATTCTCTTCCTGAAAAGGAATTAAAGAGAATTTTGGAAATAGACTCTAGGTTTTTCTATGATAACTGGAGACATGCAGTTGAACCTAGATACCTTCTTCTTCCTGTTGAATTATTCCAGACTCCACAATTTAAAAAATTTAGACAGATTCAATTACCTGAATGTGTTCAATTTGTTACGGATCTTAAAGAGGCTAAAGGAGCCTCTATTTTTGCAACAATGGACCGGGATTTTGCAGAGAGCAAATTCATCGGATCTGAAGTTTACCTTACTCCATTTATTGGAGAATCTATCATGTATAGAACCGTAGTATTTTCATTCCTAGATTTAACTAGAGGGCTTATCTTAGATACTATTGCATATGACTACAATAGAAATACAAATTCTCTAGGAGTAGTCGGAAGAACCCCTAGAGTAAATGCAGTTGCTAAGATACTTAAGAAGATAGATCGAGATAAGCTGTATGAAGATGAGATGTTTCAAAGATATGTGAGAGCCCATGCTAAAGTTAGACTTGCACATATGCTACAGACTTTTAACTATCAATTGCCTGGAGATATTACTCTTAATTATCAAAGTATAGTAGCAACTGCTGAAAAAGAAATGGAATCAGTAAACACAATGATGAAAGGTGAAAACACTACTGATTGGATGTGGATGCACCGTCAATAAATAATAAATATGAAAGCTAAATCTTTTACACAATTTATATTTGAATCCGAAGAAAAATGGCTAAAAACCGATACAATTCCGGGAGGAAGAAGAAGAGGACCTTTAGGACACGTTCAGAGGCCTGGACCCAGCAGAATTCGAATAGACGGAACTACTAAAAAATACGAAATTTTAAAATTTATCTATACAGCAGGGGAATGGGGAAGATCATATACTGAAATTTTAAGATTTATAGTTGAAAATTTAGTCGGAGATACATATAAACCCACAGAAGACCGAGGAAGATATGGAACATATCTTATAGGAACAAGAGATAGACACGGACTTCTATCACAATATTGTACTAAAAAACAAGGAAGATGGGTTATATCTGATCCGATTTTAATAGAGCACTTTGATAAAATTCAGAGCGAAGGAAAAATTAAGATGGCAGGGGAAGGAACAGATCCTGAAGTTCTAGATTCTTTAAAAACTCTTAGAGAACTTGGGATAACTATAAACCCATGGGAACTTTAATAAGTGATAATAAATAATAATAAATGATAATACATGCCAGTTAGAGATTTTTACATAGGAAGAGAAGATGATCCAGGGTATCTACCAGATCAAGTTGAAGTCTATGATGAGCTTCAAGCAACTATTCAACAGGTTGCTCTAAATCTTTTAACAGAGCAAGGAGAAGTTTTAGGAGAACCTAATTTTGGATTAGACGTTGAAAAATATCTATTTGAGTTTGACGTTGATCCCTTTGGATTATCTGAGGCTGCTAATTCTCAGATTCAAACATATGTATCAGAAGCTAGAAAAAGAAAGCTTTCAGTTTCTCCAGGATTTTTAAATGAGGAGAGAGAAAGAAACATCTATGTTTTACAAATTCTAGTAGACGAACAAAAAACTCCTTTTGCAATTCTTTATACTTAAATCGGGGAGCCAACCCTATTAAATTTTAGTTCCGCAACTTGGACAGAATTTCCAAGAAGACTTTTTTATTCTGGTTCCACATCCAGTACAGTAATTTCTGATCTCTTTTACCTCAAGAGGTTTTTTAGATTCAGGTAAAATCTGTAGATGAACAGTGTTGCATGTCCACACGTTAAAAGAATCATAAGATTCAGAGAATTTTTGATCTGAAGGTTCCCCCTTTTCAGCTCTGCCTGTTTCAATAGAGCTTGGACCAAATAGAGAAGTCGGAACGATTGAAGTTTTTTGACCGATTACATCTGATGAAACGTTACTGGAGAAATATATCTGATTCTCAGTTGTTCCACCATATACAGGTCCGCTAAGAGGATTATAAGTCCAAGTTGGATTAGTCACATAGCCAACGTTGCCTGTAAAAATAGCTTGATCATAAAATTCAACTTTAATTCTTCCATTCTGAGAGATAGCATTCTTAGCTTCAGCTGAATTCTCCACTTCATAGGTTTCAAATAAGAATTTTTTAGGTTGATCTATCCATCTCTCTAAATAGATTCTTTGTCCCGGATTGAGAACAATCCCAGAATCGGAAATTGAGTTTCCATCAAGATAGATTCTAGCTAGAACCTTATTAGGCTTAGTATTAAAAAGCTCGATCTCAAAATGAGTTCCGCTTTTTAAATAAACGGTTTCACCGTATTGTTTTAGACGATTTCGATTTACTGAAATGTTTGCAGTTGGGCTCGAAACTTGCCCGCTTTGATAATTGTAATTCATAATTTCTGGTTTTTTTAATTAAGCTAACATCTTAACTCTTATTAAGAGCTCAAAGGCAAATACCCGACGCTAACGTAAGTTTGGCTCCCCAGACTTAATCTTTGTATTTATTTATTTGTTCTTGTACTCTATTGAGTAACTCAGGTTCTTTAATATTTGAAGATCTTATTATTTCTTCAAAAAGATTCATCATATCCTTCTTAGATTTTTCTTTAGAATGAGTTCTATTATTTTGCTCAACTATATAGAGATGGTACGCCACTGGATCTATACGTTTAAGCTTGTTATAATACTTCTCCATTCTTTGGTCCAGTCTCCTGCTTCCATCTAGACTAGTAACATTAGGAAGAGCTTTCTGTAGCTCATCAAGTCTTCCTTTTAAATATTGAATTTCTCCGAATTTGTAAATTTCTTTGTCCGTCATTTATAGTTTTTTATTTTTTAGTATCAAGTCAATAAATACATTTTCTGAATCCTTGTATTTTCCACAATTATAGGTTGTATAAGTTCCGTTTAAATTGTCTATCTTTATCATTAAAAATTCAAGATCAGAAACATAAATATTTTCTATTTTTCCTTTTTTTCCAAGAATATCTATATTCATTTGATAAAATTTTCATATATTTTATACATTGAATAGATTAAAAGTTTTAATAAATAATAATAAAGATCTATGGCATATATAGAACACAATTTCTTTCCTATCAAAGTGTTCGTTAGAAACGAATATATGTATCAAAATCAAAAAGGAAAGGGAGAATTTACTCCAGGAGTGGTCATATCAGTTAGATGTATGCCAGGACAGGCTGCTCTATTTCAAGTCCTTTTAGAAAACGGAGTACTTAGAGATAAATTACCATCACATGCTTTACTTACTAAGCCTAAATTACCAGATCCTGATCTGCCATTTCATTATCTACAAATATGGAATTGTTTCTCCTATAATTTTACTCTACTACAATTAAATTATCTTAAAGATGCTCCAGTTGAAATCTATATGAAGAATAAAAAATGGTACTTGGGTAAATACTTTGCTACTATTAATTGGGGATCAAATGATATGAATACTGATTTAACTCTTTCTGAAGATCCAATGGAACACAAGTCTCATCATATTATATTATTAGATAATGGGCAAATTGCTCTGCAACCAAATAATAGAATTAAATGGTCTGAGCCTTCATTTGTAACTAAGCCCTTTCCAGATAGACCTGATTATTTAGTTTGTAATGAATTCTATAATGTAGAAGATCATGAAAAGTGGAGCACTGAAGATTCAGATAGAATGTTCTATGACAACAATTAATCTGTATCAGACAAATAGTCTAAACCCCAGATAGAAGCTACTTCTTTAAAATTAGATTCCACAATAGAGTCGATTGTTTTATCAGGTTCAGAGTCATTTAATTTAATATTAGAAAGTCTCTCTATATCTCTAGCAAAATTTCTAGCATAACTCCTATTTGCTTCTGATAGTTTTAATAGCATTGAGGAATAGTTCCAGACTTGACAATTAATAGTTAAATAGAGAGGATCAGTTTCACACTCTATAATATTTCTCTTTTCAGAAGTTCTTAAATAATGTTTCATATGTTTTACGTTTTAATCTCTAAACCACCAAATCATTCCATCCCAAAGAGCATCACCATGATTAATCCAAGATTCAAATCTTCTATCTTCACGAAAATCTTCTCTATCTAAAATATCATCCTCGTTTTCTTTATGATCCTTGGGTGTTATTTTTTTCTTTTTCTCTTCTAAATTATCCCACCATTCTTTTTGTGACATATAAGAGTAATCAGGTACAATTCCTATTTCTCCCGGTTCAACGCCAAGTCTAATTGTTGCAGGTAGTCCATAATACCAAATTTTTCTACCAGCTTCTTCTTCCGGATTAAGAAAATTAAAAGGATGCTCTAAAAGAATTACTTCTAATGATTGAGCTCTAGACAAAGCATATCCTATTTCTCTCGCATAGAATTTGTATACTAATTTTCCATTTGCGTACATTTCACAGGTACCTCCGTTTCGCATATCC